AATATTTGAACTTTTAATAAAGCTTAGCTCGTTAGGTCCGAAATATTGTGATATCTGATCAGGTGTTCTTACAGGTACATTTGTAATAGAACAATTTGTTTTTAAAAGTGCCTTCATAAAAGTTTTATAAAGATCTGGTACTTCTAGTGTTGCTGTATCTAAGTTAATTAGTTCTGGATTTCTGTCAAATATTGTTTCGCTATTTAAAGAAGAAAAATCTACATTTATTCTATCGTCTAAAATTTCATTAGAAAATACGTTAAAAGAAATTGATGAGCTATTTTTAGAAATATGACCAATTTGACTTTCATTTAAAGGAACACTTAAAATATTATTGTCGCTACCTATAATAATGTTTTTATAGTTATCTTGTCTTTTGTCAAAAGTAAGTAAATTGCTTTCGTCTAAGTTTCCAGTTACTTTAAAAGCAGAAGTACTATGATATAAGGCAAGTTTATTTCCAGAAAAAATAGATGAGTTTAATTTTTGTGTTAAAGATAGAATAGCAGTATTTTCTGAAATATTGAATGCATCTTCGACGCTTATGTTTTCAATATTACTTGCGCGGTTTGGTAAAGTATCGATTGCATTATTATAACCTATGACATGTTTATATAGATTTTCAAAATTTTGTTGAGTATTTTGTGTTAAAAGAAAGTTTTGAAAATTTTCAGGATTCATGTTTAAAATATTTAAAGCATATGAAATTTCAGAGTCTCTTCCTGAAAAATATTTATATGACTTATCTAAAAGTGTCAGGTAAAAAGAAAATTCTTTAATTGAAACTCCTGCTGAAACTGTTTCAACATCTTCTTTTATCATCTTAACTTTGTTTATTAAGTCTTGAATTTCATTTTCATTAAAAAAGCCGCTATAGAACTTATTAATAATTGCGTCTTGACATTTTGAGCTTTTTGTTAAGAAGTCTAAAATAGTTCTATCTTGGATAGTTTTATCTAAAACGTGAACTGATAACAAGCTGAAAAGGTTTGATGATCTATTTGAAATATCAACTAAATGCTGGCTTGTCAAAGAGCTTAAAGAGTTGCTTAAGCTTATCGGAGTCGCTAGATCAATCTCTAAGTCTACGCCTCCGCCTATAATTTCAATATCATCTATAGTATTACCTTCTTGATTTTCGCCTTCTTGAGGAATATCTCCTACTAGACTATTTTCATCAATACTTAAATCTACGCCGCCGCCTGGGATTCCTACTACATTGCTACCATTACTATTATTGCCAGAAGGTGGTGATACGCCTCCAAGGCCTAATCCATTTCTTTGAGATCTAGATCCCCCTGAATAGTTATTAATAAAAATACTCATTTACTGACCTTACATAAAAAATATTAACTCTTTAGTTGAAATTATATCGCTACTATTAATATTATAAACCCTATAAGATACTTTAATTTCAAAATTTTTAGCAGTACTTTTTATAGAGTCGTATGACTCTTTAGACAAAATATTAAAATATGCAGACTTTTCTAAAATTAATGGTTTAACTTTATTTTTTTCATATGTAGCCTCTTTAATAACCTTATTTTTACTAAATATTTTTAAACTTTTCAGGTCAATATTAAAGCGGTTTATATTGCTGTCAAATAGCTGGCATATGTAACTTTTTTGATTAAAAATTAGATTACTTTTAAAATTAATAGATGTAAAACTATTTGAAGTTTGTAAAGATTCTAAAGTAATTGTTTGCTCTGCAGAGCTTTTCGAGTAAGCATTATAAAACTCTCTTGAAATATCATTAACAAAGTTATTTTCTTTTATGCTGTCAGCTATTTTTTTTGTTAAAGAAGAACTTAAGCTTTTTTTATACTTTCTATAGTAATTGTAAATTATGTCTTCTTCTATTTTGATTCTACTTTTGTTAATTAAGTTAGAAGAAAAATTAAAATAGACAACATTATATGTAATAGACTTATATTGTTTTGCTAAACTTTCTATTGAAGGAATGTCTAGATCTATTATATTTCTATCATCATTAAACTCAAAAAATACTTTATTGTTCTCGTTTAAATTTGAAATATTAACGAAAGAGTTTTCAATAACTCTACTCGACGTTAAGATTTTTCTAGTAATATAAAATCCGTGAACTTTATCTAAGCTATCTTTGTCTGTAGAAAAGTCACTTAAAAAAACATCGCCTAGACTATTTTTTATTTGATTCTTCGATATGTTTTCTTTAATAGCAGACTTATCTTCAACTTCTATTTTTACGTTTGGTATATTATCTAATAGAGATACGTTTAATCTAACTTCATACATATTTCACGCTACAACAAAGAAATTTCTTTTAAGTCAATTATTTTTTTTGAAAAAGTAATATTTGCAACTCCTATTACTTCGTCAAATTGATTAATTTCATGTACAATTATTTTTTCTCTATAGTTATCTTTACCTTTAATGTCTACTTCGTGATCAATATTAACTTTAGGGGAAAGTTTAATATCAGCAAGGCTTTTTTTATAAGACTTTAAAAGCTTTTTTGAGTCACTATTGTCAAAAACATAAAACAACAAATAACTATTTATATCTACGTTTAATTTATTTGCTAAACTTTGAACTTCATTATCGAAGTTTGTATTATTTTCTCTTAGACTTTGTATTTTTTTTAAAAAAACTTTTATGTTGAAAATTTTACTTTCATTAGTATCATAATCAACGTAAACCTCTTTGATACCTATTAAATTAAGCATAGGACTTTGTTTTTCTATTGTAACTGTTGTAACGACAGGCAAAATATTAATTATTTTTGTTTTACTTGCCATTTTATTCCTCAAAAGTTATAGTAAATATATTAGAAAATCCAAAATATGACTTTATTTTAATTTGTTGATCCGATTGTAAATATCCGTAGCCTTGTAAGTTCTTTTCTATTCTATACAATTTTCCTGCAGAAAATACTCTTCTAAACTTTCTTCTTCCAGATATATCAATGTGTTGAATGTCTCCGTGATCTATAATTACTAGCTTTTCAATTAAGTTTAAACTTTTTGCAATATCATATATTTGAAAGATAAATTTATCATCTGATTTCTTTTTTGAAATATAAAAAGTTTTCTTTTGAACTTTGTCATTATTATCTAGTTGAAATATTGACTCGTTAATTGCATTATTAAAGTCGCTTATATTATTAACGCTATTTTTAACAATAACTTTACTTGGGCCATCCTGTGTGTTTATATAACTACCTAACTCAGAGCCATTTTTAGTTATTGGCGGCATGTACATAAAATTAGTCTTATTTGCAAATCTTGCATCATCTTTTATTAAATCAAACTCTGTTAAATAAACGTCTCGTTTTAACATTGTAGGAGGAAGTTCGCCATCAAGCTGTATTAGATTAAATCTTTCAAATTCACTTATTCCTGAATCAGTGTAAATTAGAATGTTATCTAAATCTAATGAGCCTGTTGTTAATAGAATATTTTTATTTTTTAAGTTATTTTCAATTCTTTCATGTAAAACACTAGACGCTGTTAAAAATGTTTGTTCGTCTTCGTTTAATAGATCATATGCATTTGAAGCAGATCCATCTCCCGTATCTAATCCTAAATTATAAAAACCACCTCTGTTTAAGTCTATTTCAGGATTAACTAAATCAAGAATATTATTAGACGCTTCCATTCTAAAGTTATGAGATCCACTTACATAAACATTATTTTCATCACTTTCATATAGCGAACTATTATCTGAAAATGTTGCGTATTTGAATCTAATGTCTTGAATAGACATCTGCTTATAACCCTCTTCAGTTAGGATAAAGTCAATAATTCTACTTTTTTCATCTAAAATTCCTGACATTATTCCTCCTTATACGGTCTTTCTATTGCACTGTAAGAGCTGTTATTAAAACTTAAAATATCTTCTTGCGGTGCTAGCTCACCTGTATCTTGATTATAAAATATTTTTTCAATTGCATGATTAACTACATTATTACCTACACTAAAATAACTAGTATAAGGCCTTTGTTTGTAAATGTCGGAAAAGTTACCATAACTGCTGTAATTAAAATGCATTTTTTCAGAAAGAAGAGTGCCCGTTAAAGAAACATCACTATTTTGCAATTCTACAGCTTTTAAGTGAGTACCCCTATTACCATCCGAATAATATCCTGTAACAGCTCTATCGATCTTTTCGTTACCTGTAGATTCAACTATTTTATCTATTGAACTACTTGCATAGAACTGTATTGGTAACGTATCAAATTTGTCAGTAAAATGTTTATCACCTGATATACCTGTTCTGATACTTTTGCTTGTCAGGAACCTTTTGTCAAACTCAAACTTAGGACGATCATTATTAATAGGGGTCCCAACTAGAATTAATGTCGATCCTGGTCTTATAAAAGTGTTGGAAAAATAGTTGTTATCAAAAAAGAAATTGTTAAAAGAAGATACACCTAAGACTATTTCATCTTCAGGATATAGTATGTATGGAACACTTCTACTATCGTTCTCATATAGATTGATCTTGTCACCTAATAAATAAAGTGAAGAAGCACCAATATCAAAAGTCCATAAACCTGTTTCGCTTTTTATAATATTGCTATAGTTTTGATTGTTTTTAATATAGCTTTTATTTAGACTATTGCCTAGCAGTGAATTTTCTCCATGCGGATTTCCTACAAAAATAACTCCATCATGTGTTCCTTGAAGATCTGTTGTTTCTATTGGAATATAACTAGTAATATTATCTTTAAAAGCTGTCCTAATAGGAATTTCAAACTCTGCTTCTATATCAGACTTTTCCATTTCTAGAGCCATAAAGCCGCTATTTTTATCGACAAACGGGCTAGTTTCTATATAGTAGTAATCATCTGCCTGACTTCTTATGTTTTCTAATGTAGTTGTATTTAAATTACTTGATGAAGTATAGCTACCCGTTGTTGTAATAAATATTTTACCGTAAGTTATTAGTTCTCTATATGAATCAACATCTTTTTGATTACAGTAATCTTCATTATTTGTCACAAGTGATGTACCACTTTTTGTAACTGTTTTTGTTAATGTCGTGTCATTTTCTATGTTATAATTAACTCTTCTTTTAGAATTTACTTTTTTATTATTTAATAGAAAAATATTTATGCCGGTCGTAAAAGGAATAGGGAATTCCTGGCTAGCATTATTAAAAAGTCTAGTAATTTTACTTTTATGAGAAAAGTTAATTTTTAGTATTATTTTTTCTAGAAAGAAAGGTTTGTCTATATAATTAGACATTTTTAACAAGTTATCTTCTAAAGGTTTAAATTTTTCTGAAAATGGGAAGCCAAAATTGGACATAGGTGATGAAAGAGACCCAGAGACGTGATTAGTTTGATTGTTCTTTCTTGACCATGTGCTAGGTGTAAAAGGCATAGACATTTTGTCTAAGTTTTGCATAAATGTTGATTTATTAAAAACAAGATCAGATATTTGATTAGCAACTCTATTTTCGTTATTAGCAATGTATCCTTTAAAATTTGACCAAGTTCCTTCTTTAAAGTTATAATAGCTAAAAAAATTAAGATGGGCTTCACCAACGTCTACATTATTAGTTAAAGGCAAAGAAGTATCATCATGATTGTAATATATAGATGATACTGCACCTTTGGTTCCGTCTAGGCCGTCCGGGTATGAATTTAATGTAAAAAATGGACTGGAAACGCCTAAGCCGTTTTCTGGTTCTCCTTCACCAGATACGTCAAATGGAATAGATCCTACAATGGGTATAGATATAGTTTCTCTAGAAGCTAAGCTTTGCTGAAAGTTTGCTGAAACTAACGGACTTGTTCCACTGGCATAAAACTCTGAAGTTCTATCAATTGTTATTTGATTTTCCTCTTTATAAGGTCTAAAATCGATTGTAAGTCTTTCTTTTTGCCTTTCGTCTTTTAAGAATTTTTGAGAAATACTACTGTTTTTTGAAAACACAGTCCCTACTGAGTTTGGTGAAGAAATCATACTACCATAAAAGTTATCACTTGACGGAAGACCTTCGCTTATGTTTGTCAATGGATATGATTGACCAAAAACATAGTTTTTTATATTGTCAGAAAAGCTTATGTTTGTATTTGTTAATTCGTGACCGTTTATAGATAAATCAACTGGGACTGTCCCTTGAAGGCTATCTTTTTCTTTTAACTGTGCTTTTGGTTGAATTGTTATTGCACCTGATTTTGTTACATTACCTTTTCTTTTTTGTCTAATTAAAGGCATATATTACTCCATAATACCACTGAATGCAATTGAGTCCAAACCTTGCACTTTTGATCTATCATATGTATAGCCCGTGCTGTGTTTAACTTCAAAAATTTTAGGATATTCATTCGATACAGTAACACTATTAGTTTCATAGTATTCGATAATATCATTGTTGTTTATATTAATATATTCAGACTCAGCTATTTCATCAGATATTGTTTGACTTTTTTGCTGGTATGGAACAACTTGAGAGTTATCATCAGATACCCATGACATATCCAATACTTTATTGTTATGAGTCATTCCAGCAATTGCTGATACTGAAAATTGGTTTGTTTCTTGATTAAAACTTTCTACAAATTTATTTCTTATAGCACTTTTATTAACAGGCGCAAATATATCTACGTTGTCTTCAAAAAATTCAATTGACTTAGCATTATAGTTTATTGTTTCTTTAATTAAAAAAGATCTTCTTCTAACATCGTTTAAAGAAAGTGAAGCCTTAAAAGAGTTTTCTATGAACTCAAAAGTAGATATTTCTTTAATTTTAAGAGGCTCAATGCAACCGTTTTTAGAAATTGCTGACGTGTTACTGTATATCTCTATTGTTACTTGATCTAGCTTGTACATTTCGTCTAAAGCATCAAGATTTGCTGGCGACTTAAATATTTTTTCTTTTTCGTGATAAGTTTCTTCTGAAATTGTGTCGTCAGTATTGCTAAAGTTTGAAAACAAACTTGATTCATAAACACTTTGATCTATTCCAAAGCTCATATGTCTAAGAGGAGTTTTATTTCTTGGAGGCGACCCACTTCTATTTTCATTATAAGAAGATCTATACTTTGAATTATTAAATTTTGAAATATTTAAAGGGAAATAAGAAAAATTTGGCCTTATATTAGCAGCTCCTCCTTGTGCTACGTTACCATTCGGATCTTCTTTGATTACACCATCTTCAGAATTTTCTTCTCGACCTCTACGAGATGAACTATTTCTAGGATTTTTAGACTCTACAATTTCTAGAATTGTATCGTTTGAACCTTCGATAAAAGGAATTAATCCGTTTGTTCTTATAATCTTACTGCTTCTGGAAGGACTAATTATTTCACAAGTATTTGACATTTTTATTTACCTAAGATTGACGGATTTGTAGTAAAGACATTGTATTTCTACTTATTTGTCTTTCTCCTCTGTAAAGAATAGGGATTCTATTTTGCGAGTATTTATATTGTATCTTGTGCCTTTCTAAAGAATGAGATTCAACAGTATAGTTATGTCCTGTAAAGTGTGCTTTGTCAGGTATCATTTGTCCAATTAAGTCACTAATTAGATTGTCCATATATTTGTATAAGTAGTAAAATGCTCTATTATCAATACTTTGTGATAAATTATTAAAATATATCTCTCTTAAATTAATTATAGACTTATACTGCACGTCGAATAAACTTGAAGTATCTCCTAGGGCGTTATTAAACTCATCAAGAGAAGACATAATTGTAGCTATATCTCTATTAAGAACAAGAGTGTTTGACATCTCAACAATAAACCTATTATCTTCTTCAGCAGTAAAGCTAGTAGGTCTATCATAAACAAAAGTTTCGCTAGAGTAGTCTGATAGTATTCTTACTTTATTGTTTTCAGACATTTCATCTATTACTACATCAAGCTGATTCATAAGATAATAACTGCTATCAATATAATCTAATGGGTCAATATTTTCGTTTTTAATCTTAAATTCAGCTATTGTATAGATGTTTTTTGTTCTATCATATAAACTAACTTTATTATAGTTTCCATCAAAATTAGAAGCAAGATCTACTTTCATAGGTGATATTTGTATGTTTAGCCGTTGATTTGACCCAGTAACATGATCATTGTAGTTATAATTTACTCTAGGTAGATTAGTACCTACTGATGTAATATCTTTTGCGTGTGTAGATCTTTCAGACTTTGTCAAGTCTTTAGAAAAAACATTTATATTAAAAACTTTACCTTCAAAGTTTGTTTCTAAGACATCTAAGTCTGGTATTTCATTTAGCCTACTAACTTGTCCTAATGTAGTGTCATTAGCATCACCAATTTCATTTTGAAACATATAATTTCCAATATGAAATGAAAAGTTTTCGCTTAAATTATTATATTTTAGATTAACTCTTTCCTGCAAGTCTCTGTATGCAACTTCATTAGAATCGTCAAAGCTGTAGCAAATTTTTTCAACTTCACTTAAAACTTTAAAATTATTGCCGCATCTATGAACATTTAAAAAGTATTCAGACTTATTTCTAACACCTTTTTCTAACTTTTTTCTACCTACAGAAACTCTATAGATTTCGCCATCAAAAATAGGTACATTGCTAGATGTTAAATAAATAGTATCAGCATTTGAATCATCATAAGGTCTAGAAATAAAGTGAATTTTTCCTTCTTCACTAGTAAGATCTTCTTTTTTAAGAATTATATTGGTCATTAAATAAGTTATATCATTTAAGTCATTTTTAGTAACGATTCTACCTAAACTCTGATTTAAGCTATATTTGTTTTTATCCTTGATAGGAAACTTATAAAAGCCTTCTATTTCCCAAGAACCGCTTAAAGAACTGTCATTTAAAGAGCCTGCGACACTTGACGCTTTAAAAGGACCTTCATTTGTGCCTAAGGTTGTATTGACAAGTTTTTCAATGCTTAAAAACATTTTATTTGTTGCTGATTCACCTGGACTTTCGATGGTTGGAGCAATCTGAATGTTTTTGTTAAAGTCAAAAGACTTAAGAAGATATTTCTTAGAATTATAATTTTCATTTAAATTAAAGCTTGAAATTCCTGATTTTTCTTTAAAAATATAGAAAATATCAGGATCTAAACCAGCTGCTCTAATAATAGACTTTATACTGTCACTAGTACCTTTTTGTCTTAAAAAGTCTTGACTGTTAATTAAAAGACGCTTCCATATTTCATTCTGTATTTTTCTAATTTTAAATTCGGAGTCAGAATTATTATATTGAAGATCTTTTCCCTCAAGATTTCTTGCTGAAGGACTGTTAAGGATTTGTGTGAAGTTAAATCCTAAAAATTTAGCTATTTTAGGTAAAAACACACTAGCACCAGGTTTGTCATTCTGGATGTTTTCGTAATCCACATTTATAATTTCAGTATAATTGTCAATATAGAGTTTTATTGTATCAAAATATCTCGCCCATATTAGCAACAAAGAAACAAAGTTACCAATTGCAGGAGAACTAACAGATCCTGCTAGAGCTTCTTTATAAGAAAAAGGCTTGTTTATGTTGCCGTATAAAGAGTCAAAACCTTCTTTTTGTGACTGGCCGTCAAAATATTGCTTTGGAAACAAATTAAATATTAAATTAGGATTATTTTGATCAAATAAATGAGCTTTTTTAAAAAGATTATTTCTTAGAGTAATAGTTTCGGAATAGTCTGGAAAAAGTACAGGACTCAAGCTTGAGTCTTCATAAATTAAAGGCACACTTACATTTGTATAAGTTGTCCTCAGGCTTGTATAGTTTAGTTCAGCGCCTGTTGTTTTTATTTTAGAATGTAAAGAATTGCCACTATGATCCATTACTACACTTATATTAGCGTAATCACCTGAAGGCTCATTAAACTTGTAATAAAGCTTTAAATCATTACTTTTAAAGATGTTTGTTAAAGACTCATTTCTTATTGTTTCTCTGCTTCTTACAGAATGAAATACTCTAAAGTCATCAATTGCGCCTATAAATGCTAGTGGGTTTGATAAATTATGCTCATTATATACAACGCCCGTATCAATTTGGTGACTTTCACCGAACCCTATTTTTAAAGAATTATTTTTAAAGTCAATATTTTCAATATTTAAGCCGCTTCCAACTTGCAAGGTTTCTTGCAAATCACCGTTTAGATAAATGTCAATTTCTCTTTTACCTAGCTTATGTTTAACATTAAAACACAAGTGATTAAATTTATCTTTTTCAATAGAAACAGCACCTTTAACAAAGTTATGATATGACTGATTAGGATTTTGACTTTTGTTTGAAACAATTAACGAAATATTTGCATTGGTTTCTTGATGACTTTCTACAAAACATGTAAAACCATTATGCTCTAATGATTTCTTTTGAAAAATTATCTGGTTATTAGTATCTGAACTTTGAGGTATATAAATCCAAAAGTCAAAAGAAAATTGTTTATTTAACGGGTCTAATACATTTGTGCCTGTATTTTCTTCATTAACAGTAAAAAGTGCTCCGGCTTGATCTTTTACTTCTATAAAAGAGTTTCCTTCAAATCTTAAATAACCTATGTTTTTTTGAATTGATTCTAAAACATAATCTGTAAAGCCATCCAGCTCTTTTTTAAAATCAACATAATCTTCGTATGTTCCTTCAAAAGGAAAGTTATTAATAATTCTGCTAAAAGCATAATTTACTTTGGCTTCTGCAGAGTCATAAAAAGTATGATTTTCAAATTCAGAAAAATCTACAGAGTCTTTAAGTTGAGCTGTACTATAAATTCCAAAATAATCATCGAATCTAATTTTTTCATCAAGACTCTTAGCCGCAAAGCCTAAGCTGTCAAGACTAACCTTATTGCTTTTTTCAAAGTTGTTAGAAATTGTTCGTTTTATCGCGTCTTTGTCTTTTAAAGATGCTTTTAGAAATGTTGATCCGTGATTTTTAATCATGTTTAAAACCTAAAGACTTTATCATTTTCAATTATAAGGTTATTGTACTCTTTAGCGTAAAATTTAAATTTTATTTGCCTATCTTTAAATAACGAAGAATTGTAAAGCGTAAAATAGTAGTCACCATCTTCGTAGGACATTTGCGTTCCTTTTTTAACCGTTTCAAAAGGAATAATTTCTTTACCTGAATTAATATCATGTACAGAATAATGTACTTCGCCTAAACTTTCTCCTTTTCGTCTAAAAGGAATTTTAATAGCATCAAGATCAGCAATAGTATCTATAAAAGTTACAAAAAACATTTTTTCGTCTTTTGTTCCTGGCTTATTAAAATTATGTCTTATATCTGAAATGATAAACTTTTCTGGTAGCAACTCATTACTTCCTGTTAATATTTTAATTTTCGTGCTTTTAACTGTAGTGTTTAGTGAATTATCATCAGCTACTATTATATCCCAACTTAAATTTGCTTCGACTTCTCCTAAACTTGTTAAATAGCCATGCAATATTGGGTCAAACATGTCAATATTGAAATCTACTTGATAATAACCGGTCTTTTTATTGCCAAATGAGTCTAGAGTTTGAGTTGCAAATTCAGAAACAGTAAAATCTTCATAAGATATTTTTACTTCTAACTGATCTGCTGATGCGTCAAGAACAGCGTTACCTGTAAAAGAAAGGTCTTTATGAAAATTACCTTGTCTATTTTCTAAATAAAGTCTTGTTGGGCTGTTTGTGTATATAACATTATCACTTTTAGAAAATGAGTCATTGTAAGAAAATTCTATCCTAGGTGACAAAAGCTTGTTTTTTAAATGTCTAGAACCAAATCTTTTTACAAAATAAGTATGACTATTTTTAAGCGTATCACTTCCGAATTCTAGCACTAAACCATTATTATTGAGGTCACCAGAAAGTGTCTCTGTGATTAAATTTGTTATATCTATTGATAAGTCTTCATCGCCATTTGAAAATAATTGTTTGTTATCATAATCTGTATTGCTTGATCCAGTAATAATATCAATATTCTCGTCGCCTCGTGATCCTTTTGAACGAAGACCGCTAAGATTCCATTTATCATATTGCAAGGTCGTTACATTTTGTGAAGCAGTTAAGTAATTTGCCCAACCTCTTTGCCCAAAAGAATATAAATCTCTTCCGATACCTTCATCAAATGACTTTGAAAGTGGGTTTGCATTGACATAAAAGTTTTTAGGCTTAACGTTACCAGTTGAAATATCAAATAGTTTTAGCTTTGCAGAAAAGTTAGTACTAGCGCTAATGTCAAAATGGTTTGTTATTCCTGAATAATCAAAGTGTAAAAGAATCTTAGAAACTTCTCTAATGTTAAAGTTTTCAACTGATATTGCTGTTGTATTACTTGTTGATATCGCAGTCTCTGCTTCAAAGCCTGTTCTATCTTGTTCTAGAATAATTTTATTATTTGACTTTTCAATAGCAGTAAATGTTTGTTGAGAGTCGTTTATTAGTGTATAAGTTGCATTTACAATACTAGAAACAGTTGGATTTTCTCCTCTTGCTATGTTACCTGCTACAGGATCGCTAGCACCATCAATATAAGTATATACTTTTTCAATTCCAATAGAATTTGTAATTGTCAGAGTATCATCGGCAGTTGGAACAGAATTAAAGACAATTTCAGCCTGTGGCTTTAAGTTTTTATTTTCAGACTGGAGCTTAAAAAGATCCAAAGATGCAGCGTCTCCTACGTTTGCATATCTTCCATCGTTATCACTTGTTTTTCTATTAGTGACGTATGTGTCTTTGCTTGCTGTTAAAATTAAGTACATTCAACAAATCCTTTAAGTATTTACAACTATGTCAAACGAAGGATATTTTAGCTCAAAAATAGCACCTTCTGGTGGATAAAGAATTCCGTCTTTAATATTGTTTTTTAGATTTATTACATTATTGCTATAAGATCTTGTGATATCTGTAGAAGAAGATGCAATTTCAACCAAGTTATCAGGAAGTGTTGATAATGAATTAATTCCTTGAGTATTTATTACAATGTTTAGAATATCTGTTAGTATTATTGGTTGGTCTATATTAAAAGATTCTATTTTTAAGTTATCAATAAGACGGTTAATTAATCTTGCGATAACAATATCGTTATTTTCTCCAACGCCTATTTTTACATCTAGATTTATTGCTATATTAATAATTTTAGTATCAACTATTTCAAAGACATCGCCTATTAATCTGTGTTCGTTAATATATTTGCTTATATTATTTTTAATTGCATCATTTGCTTGAACAAGATGACCGTTATTGTTTTTACAAACAATATGAAGAAATTTTGATAAAATTGCATTTGGGTTATTTCTAATTGCTGCTCTATGAATTCTACCAAAAGGAGCAGGTAATGTATAGATTCTAGACATAATGTCACTATAATTAACTACTCTGTTTTGCATTTTCATATGTGAAGGAATAAGGTTTTTAAGTTCATCAATATTAAAACCATTAGTTCCACCTATCGCATTAGATAAGTTTCTTACGTCAAGAGTAGATAAAACTTGATCGATAGTACCTGCTGTAGCGCCTTCAGGTGACGAAACATTTATACTTACAATTTCATTAATATCACCGGATGACACATTGTGAGATTCACCGCCACCATGCATATATCTTACTGAAATTGTTGTATTTCTAGGAGCAAGGCCAAGTGTATTTGTTCTTAATAAACTAGCAGGGTCTATAGAGAATTTTGAAACATAGTTTTTACCAAATAAAGGTAAAGCTGCATCTGATGGGTCTTTTAGTATTTGATCTTCTAGATCTCGTCCGTTATCAGAGCCAAATCTTAATGTAGTTATACCGCTTTCTATGTCATCTTCTCTAATAAATCTTCTTAAGGCAGGTTTTATTCTTAGATCATATACTTGATCGTCGTTTGATCTTTCACCTTTTTCAAAAATTGTATCTTGTGTTAGAAATTCAACTTCATAGAATTGATTATTATCACTATCTACTACGTTTAAAACTTGTGTAACACCTGAGCTTTCAAGTGTTACGGTTGGAAATTTAATAAAATCAGAACCAAAGTTAAATGTTTGGGTTGATATATTACCAGAGACACAAAATCCTTTTTTTGATATAATAACTTTAGTAGGGTTATTATCATCATCTCTTTCTGAAACTATAAATCTATCGTAAACACCGTCGGAAAAGTCTATATCTTCCATAAGCGTAAATCTAGTAATAGAAGAGTTTAATATTGTATTTGTTTTTATAGTTATAAGCTGTGTGCTTTCTAAGGCAACACCATTTTCAGCTGAACTGTTTGCAGTTGCATCTACTTCAATAAAAAAGCTTACATCTACAGAAGAAGGAGACGGTGGAACTGATTTAATTCCTGCGCGCCTAATATGTCTTAGTATATTTTCTCGTTCTGTTACTAAAGTTGGATCTAATTCTGCAAATTGGTGGTCCATGTAATAAGATAAAGAGTCACCAGTAATTGCTGCAAAGTCTAAAAGCATACCTCCAAGGGAAGACTCTGAAAAGTCATTTATTTTAGTTGGGAAATAAGCTCTTGCATAACCTAGAAGTTCTGCCCTGTAGTCGTCAAACTCTTTTAATAGATAGTTTTTATCTCTAACGTTTTTAAGTTTATTTTTAATATCGGACATTCTTAACCTCAATTAGATAAATCAAGCTTTAGATTTAGGGTTTTTTCTTGATTATTATTTATCTGGTATATTATATAAATATTCAACACTGTCTTGCTACTGTCAGAATTTTCATAATTTGATGTAAAGCCGTTTAGCTGAACAAATGGCATGTATTTATCAACTGCTGACTTTATTCTATTCATGGCAACTTGATCAATATCTTCTTGCCCTAAGCCATATAAGACATCAGATAAGTCTACACCATAATCTGGAAATCCTAGCCTCTCACCTGGTCTAGTTAAAACTAAAGACTTAAAGTTATCTTCTAATTGGTCTTGTAGCAGCGTATTCATTTTAAAAAGACCGTTGCCTGAAGAATTTGTGTCTAAAGGCAACGCAAAACCTAAAGGTAGGTCTTGACTTTCTTTATTAATTCTTTCTAGTTCTTTTTTAACTCTATCTACATTCTTACCAGAGCTTTTAAATTTAAAGTTATGTTTAGCAGACATTTTTTACCTCTGGTTATACTTATTTAACTAGTAATCCAGTTTGTTGTTATTCCTGTATTAACATCTGTAACAAAAGAAGAAGACAGTTTTAATGTAAAAGCATCTACAATTGCTGAAGCTAGGTCTCTACTTGTTGATAATGTATTTTTAAAAACTGGGTCAAGAAAGCTTGCTAAATCAGAAGATAATTTAAACTGTGCTATAGTAGGAACAAAGTTTTCAGGTAACTCAAAAATTTGTGGAAGCAAGTCAATAAACAAATCTAAAGACCTTCCTAACTTAAAAGAATATTCTTGAGTAGTTAAAATTTCTGTTGAAACTCCTGTCATGTTCTCCAAGAATATATCTTTTGTTGGGTCGCTAATTAAAGCAGATAATACAGAGCTAGCAGGAGGAAAAGCTAATCCTTCGCCTGGTACTTCAGAAACATATCTAAAAAATAAATTTGAAAATGTATCAGCATAGTGTGCGTCCGGATTGTTATTATTTTCTGGAGGCAAAGTCTGAAAGAACATTTCTAACTCTGTTGTAAGCGTTAATTTGTTCATTTAAGCTTACCCATTTTACTCTGAATTGTAATTAGATTGTTTTTAATATCGTTAATTGCGTTGGTTACTTCTGTTGTCGAATTAGCTGTTTGTCCTACAACTCCGGGATTTGCTGCTGATCCTATTGCCGAAGTTGATGCATGCCCATGACCATTAAATATTTCAATAAAGTCTATAAATTGCTGGCACAAGTTATCTAACGTAGCCTGTAACGTATTTCCTAAAACCATAGGCTGTGAGCTTTCATCTTCCTCACCTATAAAGACTTGGTTACCGTCACCATTATTTTCAGAAATTCTAAGCGAGTTGCCTAAAACTATTTTTGTTCCATCAATTGCAACATTTCCAAGCTCATCCTGATAAATATATGATTGTGTTCCTCTTTGTATGAAACTTTCTGGATAAGTACCTTCTTTAAGTAAAAGTAAAGACGAATTTGATCTTTCACTAATATTGTCATTATTAAAAATATTTTGTCTAGCTATAATTCTAACGTTATCAGACTTACAAACTATAGAAGCAATATTTTGTTTAAGAGGTAACCTAGTATTTAGATTATTAAAAATATTATTATTTATATTAAAAAAATTATCTAAGTTTCTATTTTCTGAAAGACATAATCTTGAGGCGTCATGATTAAAGTCTGGGCTTCCTTCTTGATTTGACTCTCTAGGTGTTTCTGTAAATCCTTCAAAGTTTTTATTATTTTCATAAGCACCTAAAGAGTTAATAATAGTAGGATAACATGTTCTAAAAGAAGAAGTTGTATAAGTTTCCGGATACTTATTTGAATCATTTATATCAAAAAAGTTTCTACTACTTGGCAGATCATTAAATCTGCTTCTTCCTACAACAATATCAATAAATCCGTCATTTTGTTTTGTTGTTTTACTTAAACTGCTGTAACTTATATTTTGATCTTCTTCCCAAGATCTATTTGCCGAATACCCATCAAATGTTTTAAAGGCAATTAAAGTGTTATTAGAACCTTGAAGAACTAACTCATCTTCATTTTTAAAATACCTAGGTACAGGTTCTAAAACCATTCTGTTTTGTCGTATTACTCTATTTAGTTCTGACTCTGGGTTTCTATTTGTCTGTAATATAAAGAATCTGTCTCCGTTAGGACCTTCAATAAAATTGTCAAATCTTGGAAACTCTGCAATATTAAATTCGTTTTCTATTCTTTGCGACTTTGAATATGCTCTATTTGAACCAGCAGCAACTGAAGTTGGCATTCTATTTGGTGCTGTAAAGTTTGTGTCTTCTGTGTCTATGCTGCCATGGACTCTAGAAATCCAAAAGTAGTTAAAGCCTTGAGTTGATTTTTCTTGAAAGCTTATTAACCAAACAGCTTCTCCTCTTTTTAGAGGCATTGATATATGAGAAGATAAAAGTGGAATACAAGCAACTCTTTGCTCACCTTCAACACTTTCGTCTGTAAAACTGTTTATACCTACAAGTTCAGCTACAATACTGTTTATAGGCATATTATTAGACAAGTCTTTATTTGTAGTTAGTAATCTTCTAGCTTCAGTTTTGTCACCTTCTGATCTTATTACATGTCTGACGATGGCTTTATCCATCAACACAGGTACTGACATTTTTTATCCTTCTATTTGACTAAATATGTCGTCTGGTGAAACTGCGTTAGACTTCTCTTCTTCTTTTGCAATGAGCTCAGCAAGTTTTAAAATTTGATCATTAGACCTACACATTCTTTCAAGATATTTTGCTATTACAGAACCAACATTTGCGTGATCACTAAGCGCTCCTGTCAAATTCATATAAACGTCGTTATATAAAACTCTAGCGTTTTCTCTATCATTGACAGCATTTTCATATATTTCTTTCCATAAAAGCTTTTTTTTATCTTTTAAAGAATCAATATTGTCAAGAATATCTGAAAAGTTTTCTATTCTAATGTTCTTTTCTTCAAAGCTGTTTAGTTTTTTATCAATACTATCTAATTCTTTCATATAAACCTCAAAAGAAGAGTGAAACTTCTAAATTATTCTTTTTCCATATTCTTCTTATTCTAGAAAGTGATGAACTTAATTCAGAACTATTTAAACCTGATATTTCTCTAAGATATACGAAAACCGCTCTTTTATTAAAAAAATCTAGCTCTTCAACGTTTTTAAATATGTGTATTATAGCATGCATGCACTTTTTATCATTACTTTTACTTAATAAACAAACTAATTTTTCAAGTTCTTTCACTATAGTACCATTTATTTGTGAAGCATGCATGATATCTTCTGGCGAACCTTTATAGTCTATATCAATTAAAGTTAAACACTCTCTTTCATGCATAGTCATTTCGTCAGACTCATGAATACTAACTGAACGTCTGGAATTTTTATTAATTCTTCTCGTATGAATTGTTAGCCAGTTTTTTGCAACAACATTAAAGTAAGAAAAAGCTTTCTTGCCTTTACTTGCATCCCACTTTCTAATAGTTTCAAATAAAAAAGTAATACAATCATTCTTAAGGTGATTCATATCCTCATTTGAAGCATTGTATTTATAGACTGATATTAGTTTTGTTACTAGTTCATCAAAAGCAGGCATTATATACTCAACGTATATTTTTTCCTTTTCAGACATGCTTTCTGCTTCTTGATATTCTTTTATTTTATCTTGCGTTTGATTGTTGAAATAATAGTTTTTACTCATCTCTCTCTTCTTCTATTGATGTAGATAGGCTGCTAGCAATTAAAAGAAGAGAATCTCTTGAATTTTTTATTTCATCAATAACGATCTTTACTTCCTTGCTATTATAAAAAATAGGTATATTTAAAATTTCTGATATCTTAAAGTAACTTTCATCGATTTTTTCCAAAGAGTCTTCTAAAGCATCTTTAACTCTTATTATTATTAGTGCAAACTTAAAGCAATAAAACAGAGATAATAAAAGCAATATTGAAAGTATTACTATTGACCAAATCATATATTATTTTCTTTCATAAAGTTATTATAGTTTTCTTTTATAACTTCAAAGTTAAAGTTTTCTTTTATTTTATCAGCTAATATTCTTGCATCTTTTGCTTTTTTACCATAGTCGTCAAAAGCTTTTTTAAGAGTTAGTCTTAGATGACCGTTTGTAACATTAGCCCATTTAGATCCTTCCATAAATATTTTATTATCAACCCTAGAAGCATCTATTTCTTGCAATTTATAATTAAGCCTTGTAAAGTTTCCTAGCTTTAAAAAGTCTAAGTGACCACTCCAGTTTGTAGCTATAATTGGAAGACCAAGTCTAGCAGACTCGATTAAAGGCAAACCAAAACCTTCACCTCTTGATGCTGAAAGGTAGTAACTTACTTTTTCATGTGTAAATAGAGTATATAATTGTTTCTCTGTAAGATCTCCGTGCATAATATGAATTTTAGGAAAATCTTTTTTACCTATTTCTTTAACTACACTTTGTATAATCGACAATGTTTTATTTCTATCGATTTTAGTATTTCTTCCTGTATTAACCTTTAGTATTAAGCCTACGTCTTTATTGTCTTTATAAGCATTAGTAAATGATTTAATAGTATTGAAAATATTTTTTCTATCAGAAAACTCGTTAAAGCCAGTTATTTGTCCTACTAAAAGAAAGTTTTTTGTTGTAGGAATATTATTTAAAACTTCATTTATATAATTGTCTTTTTCAATATCTTTGTCAAATAATTCCGGGTAAGTTTCATGAATTACATTAACTTTTTCTTTAGGCAAACCCGTATTTACCAACACGCTTTTTGTAAATTCTGATGGCGTTATTACTGCGTCCATTCTGTCACAACATTCAACCCAAGCTGGATTACAAGTATTAGTTTCTACAGCAGCTGTTATTCCAATATTTTTCTTTGCAAGAAAAGGATTCCATTCATTGGGCAGCTGAATCTGAAATGATATGTCAAAACTGTTATCTCTATTTGTGTTTTCATCAATTGATCTATTCATGATTTCATTAATAACTGGATCTGTTTTATCAATATTCCAACTACAGCGACCCCATGGGGTAACAATACATTTAACATCAAAGTCACTACGAGACATTAGCCAGCTAAAGACTTGTCTTGAGTGTATTCCGTATCCGCTTTTAGTTAAAAGCGGGCCTTTTATTATAACGCTTTTATTGCTCATTATAGCGTCTCCATATGAACTGTATTTTGTTTTGACTTCCACTTTTCGATTGTTTCTTCTAGAGACTCGTGCCACATATCAATTGTATCTTGATATCTAAAAGCCTTTAAGACATATTCTCTTGCTCTTCTACCAACTTCTTTTCTTTTTTCTTCGCCCATCTGATAAAGACTCATGATGGCTTTAGCTACAGTTGATTGAGAAACATAGTCTTCATAGATATACGGAACTTGTTGTGATCCAACAAGAGATCTATATTCTACTGGAAGAGCAACTCCATTAATAGAACCGTCTAGATAATTGACGACTTGTCTAGTCATACCTCCAGTTTTTAAAGCAATAATTGGAACTTCTGCGTTCATTGCCTCTAAAGTACCTAAACCAAAGCCTTCAGCAAGACTAATATTAATATAACAATCAGAGATGTTATAAATGTTATTCATTTCATCAAAAGAAATTCTTTCTGTAGAAAATATAATATTGTCAGTTATGTTTTGCTGACTAGCAACCTCGTACAAGTTTTGACCTTCGCTATCAAGTGGGTCTGTGTGAAGCAATAAAGATGCATTCCTATGACCAAATTTTTCTTCCAACATTTCTAAAAAGATCCTAAATGATAATAATAAATCTCCCGGCCTTTTTCTTCTAGCATTTCTATTTACCCATGAAACAATAAAATGATCTTGTTTGCTAGGAGGAAGCATTTCTTTTTTTAGAGAATTGATTTTAACTTGTGACAAAGGATAATATAAATCTTCTGGAATAGAATGTGGAATAAATCTAGTTTTATCTTTAAAGTTTTCTTTACACATATTATATGTCATATAAGAATGACAGTTAATGGCATCTGTTGCCTCATAAAAATGATCATTAAATCTAGGCGTTGGATAATTGTCCCAAACATGCCACCAAAGCATAGGACAAACTTGATGAATTTCATCTTCCATTTCATAGAGCCATGTAAAGAATCTCGGGTCTGTAAATATTAGAAGAGCATCAGGTTGTTCTGTTGCTAGTAAAACTCTAATTAATTCTGGACTACCAAAACCATCAATAGGTTTAATAATAAAGTCATCATTAATAATAGCAAGCCTATAATCACTATGCTTAACTGCAGCCCCTAATTGTCTAAATGACCAACAACCTTTTTTAATTAGACCTTCAATTAAATGCCTTGTTTGAGTTCCAACACCACTAGTTGATAAAGCATGGTCTGATAATACGAGTATTTTCTTTTTCTTCATTATTTACAGTTCTCCGTATTATAAAATTCGCAAAATTTACAGCTGCTTCTGTTTTTTAGTACAAGACTTGATTTTTGACTTTTTATCATGCTTCTAACTAACTTGTTACTTTTTTCCAGAGTTTTTGGGCCGCTTGCAACTTTAATAAGCTGACATACTCTACTTTTATTTTTAACTTTTTTTAACAAAACAAAGCCGCATAAAACGTCAGACAACTTAATATTATTTTTAAGTGCCCAATAGTTTTTGTAAAGGACAACCTGAGCATGGGTTAGAAAGTCTCTTTTCTTATCTGTACTCCAGCCTCTTGGCGAAGATGTTTTCCAATCAATAATCCAATATTTGTATTTCCCATCAGTTTTTTGTGGTATTTTAATTATACAATCAATATATCCTTTAAACTTAGTTCCTTCAACATTTTCAATTGACTCATATAACTTTTCTTCTGCAGAAACAATTTCCCACCCGGGAAAAGTTTCTTCTAAAAAAGAAGGAAGCGCCAAAATGCTAGTCTCTGCCCATTCGATCCAGTCAGATCTTTTTGAATGTTTATATTTCCAGCCTTGCAACTCTGCTTTCATTGTCTGCATGGCAATGTAGTCTTCAGAATCAAATCCATGCTCTTCCCAAGCCACCTTTATTTTACTAGCTGCTTCTTCTAACTTTAATTCTCTAGTTTTAAGATAATGCTCGCAAGCATCGTGAACAATAGTGCCATAATGTAAGTGGGGAGACTCTTCAAAAGTTTGCAATTTATCTATATAAATAAGTTTATGTCGCCATGGACATTCTTTCCACTGACGAACTTCAGAATATGATACATGCTCTTTTAACATTACAATATTATACTTTCATTTTTTATATTATAACGCAGCATTATATCATTTTATATATAATTTATTTAATAGATATTCATAAAATTCTTTTTTTCTATCAATAGAGCATTTTTCAAAAAGATCTGACTGGTTTTTGTTATCTTCTATTATTACTGCATTAACAGGTAAAAACTTGCAGTTAAATTTAAGAATATACTTACAAAAAAAAGTTAGCCACAAGTCTTCTATGTACCAGTATCTTGGGTTTATTAAGTTAAAAATATTATCGTTTGAAAATACTTCTGACTCAATTAACATCATTCCCGTACCACAATAGTCAGCTTCTTCATTTAAGCTTAATATTCTTTTACGATCCCAGTAATCTTTACCATTAATTTTCCACGACCACCAAGATTTAATTGTATTTTTTTCAATATTATCATAACAAATCTGAATTGTTTTAGAGTCAAAGTCTATATCGTCATCGATAAATAATATGCTTTTATATTTATCTTTTATTTCTTTAGCATAATAAAACCTACCAAATCCACCACAATTTTTATATGAACTTTTTATTGAAATATTTAGATATGGAAATTTTTTGCATATATTGATTACATCAGACTCAGAATTAAAATTATTATTCCATATAAAAATATCAAAGTTTTTATTTAATTGAGCTGATAGCATTTGAAGTGTTTTTTCAAGTCTATCTTCTATCCTATTCCATACACAAGTAATAATTGCTATTCTATTCATTACAAATTCCTCTTTGTCTTATGGTAGTAACAGCATTATGAGCTTTTATTCCTAGCGATCCGCCCCTAGGTTTAGAAGGATTACCTGTATGATGATAAACATAAAGTGGCTCATTTAAAAATACTACGTCTTTAAGAAGGTTACCTTTATTTCTAATGTTTTCAAGAATTGGTAAAACATATGCCTGATCGCATCCCATTTCAAACCACTTGCCGCTTTTATCTAAAAAGTTTTTATAACTTATTTCTTTAAATTTTTTTGCTTTAAATGTTGAAATATGTGAAGTTATCCATTGACTTTCATATGGCTCCCAGTCTTTATCAGGTATTTCCTTACATATGCCAAGATGCCCATTATGAGAATAAACAAAATTTGAATATAGATAGTCACATTTAAATTTATCGTAAGAATTATATATTTTTTCTAAAACAAATTCATTTAAAAGCCAGTCGTCACCATCAACAATAACAATTATGTCTTCATCATTAACTTTATCATGAATTAGGTCATACAGATTTTTAATTTTATACTTTTTTTCTTTATTTTTAATTAGATCAATATAGTCTATAGAATTATCATTAATTGTTTTCTCTGCAATATTATAACAACCATCTGTACTTAAATCATCAATAAAATAGTGTGTTTTAGGCTTTAAAGTTTGATTAAAAACTGAAAGTATATTGTTTTTTACAAAAATATTACCGTTATAATTGCAAGAGACAACTACAATATTTTCCATTATAGTTTAATCCAGCTTGTTTTTTTTGACCAATCTATTTTCTTATGAAATATCCATCCTCCCATTTCTGACTCTAATCTTTGAGCTAGCTCTTTTATCTCATCATCAGATACATCAGACCAAGACTTATTAAACATCATGTTATTTTCTGGAGTATCTTCTATTTTTTTATTGTATAATGAACACCAAAATCTAGACCAGAAGTCTCTATAGTTTTTTATTTTTCTTTCTAGGTTATACCAACTGTAATGATAAACTACAGGAAAGTTCTTAGATATACTTTCTAAAACATTTTTATAGATGTTTAAAAACTGATCATTACCAGTACATGCTGCCTGTCTAATGTTTTCTATTTCCGAAGAATAAAAAGTTGCTGAAGGTAAAATTTCGTATGTTTCTGAATGTATGTAGTTGCATCCGTCAGTTCCTTCTGCAGCGTAGAGCCTTCCTTCTTCATCAAATCTTCTTAGCTGATTAGGAATACCATGTGTTATATAAGACTTGTTTCTGCTTAGTCGCCATTTCCATGGATTAACATCTACTCTAACTTTACCCTTATTTCCCCAAAACTCTATCACAGGTAAGCAAAGAATATCTACTTCTTCTGGCAGCCTATTGACTATACTTGTAATTTTTTCATAGTCTTCTTCTTTAACTACTTCATCTACGTCACTTTGCCAGCACCATTCTCCTTTGCATAATCTTCTAGCTCTAGCTTTTTGTTTTCCGTCTGACTCGTATGCAAATCTTTCATTTTCCCAATCAATTTCATGACGATTTATAGATAATTTATCTTCAATATCAGACCACAATAATAGCTCTTCCCATGTTCCATCATCAGATCCACCATCTAAAACTATAACTTCATCACAGAAACCTAACATAGACTCAATAGAATCTTTCCAAGGATATTCTGACTTAATACAGTTATATGTTGTAGTATAACCTGATATCTTAAGTTTGTAGTTACTCTTCATTATCTAATATCCTATTCCAGAAATAGTATGGTCTATCTGATAGGTATTTTATAATTTTATTTTTATCTTTTTTAAACCAGACTTCTTCTCTATGCTGAACGTATTCGTTATCTATTATTTTACAGTCTAATAGTTTAGCTTCTATTACCCACCTAGGACAAGTATCAAAACCGTTAGGGAGATAAACTATTCCTCTATGCTTAGCTAAAAGTTTTAGTGCATCTTTATAAGGCAAGTCCCAGACAACTTTAGCATCTATATTTCTTTCTTCACAGTACTCTCTACTACGATCAAAGCCTTTTACCCAAGAATTACTACCTAGAAGTAATATTTCACTACACGAATTTTTATTCTGTAAGTCTTCAGATAAATCTTTAATGGTTTGTATGTCTTTTTGTGAAAAGATTGAAGAAAGTATAAAATTGTTATTATTTTTAAGGTCTGGAAACTTATTGTGATAAAACTTCATTTGACCTTCAGACATCCAGTTAAGTGTTTTAGCACCTTTGTAAAACACCTCTATCAATTTACCTATAGGCGTTTCTTCGCACTTGCATTCTCCATTATGAGCTGGATGTTGTGGCAGTCTGTGAATACAGTATTTATAATCATATTCTATAATATGATAGTTAGTTAAATTTTGTGATATAAAGAAGATTAATTCTGGGTTTAATTGACTAAAATTTGTAAAAATCCAGACTTTATCCCTATTATTATTAAGCATATCAATTGTTACTAATCTACTCTTTACTTCTATATACACTTCTTCACAATAACTTAATAAACTATCTGTTGTTAATTCTGCTCCACCGCCATACTCATTAGCAAAAAAGTCTGATACTATGAACACTATATACCTCTTTTCAATAAAAAAGTATAAAAAAACGCCTTCCTTTGTAAAAAGAAAGACGTCTTGTGACTTAAAGTCTAAACTTTAATTATTAACCAAATGTGCAGCCATTATTTCCAATGCAATACCATTTTGAGTCAATGTATTGAAGAGTGCATGCTTGACCTTGCGCTGATAGTGTTATTGTACTTCCGGACCAAGCTGGATTTGTAACTGTAACAACCATGTTTCCACCACCATGAGTCTCCATAGCAAGAACCTTAATCTGACCTTCAGTACCTGCAGCAAGAGTTGATGTTTGGCCTCCAGCTTCAGTCTGATAATATGTTGCATGTGTAGTTAAAGGAGTAGCAACACCACTACCTCCATCTTCAGCTGAGTCGTTAAGTAAAATTTGACCTATTTCTAGCGTAGAAGCAGCGCCTGTACTAAAGTCAAATTCTTCAGAGGAAGGATCATCTAAACTTTCATATAGCTTGAATCTTGAATCAGATCTGTCCCATATTAGTCCTAGATTTTCGTCATTAGAAAGTGTTGAGTATACACCTGTGTCTACGAGAGCTCCAACACCTTCTGCACCTATTTGAATTAGTGTATCTACAATTTCTAAATTTGTACCATCACTTTCTAAAACACCCGCAACTGTTAGCTTGCCAGAAATGGTTGTATCACCATTTGCTGCAACAACAAACTTATTTGAACCGCCAGCAACATCTCTGAGACGGAATGTTGCGCCACCGTTTGTGTCAACGATTACGGAACCATTAAGATTTGAAGTACTAGCAACTGTAAGTGTGCCATCAATATCTACGTTGTCTGGTAATCCAATTGTAATTGTATCGCCAGAAACTGATGTTTCAATTTCACCTGCAGTACCACTAATTGTAAATGTGTCGCCCAAGTCCAGATCAACATTATCACCTGAGTCAGCAGCCAAAGTGATATGATCATTTAAAATCATTGAGTTTACAATGGCATCAGCTTGAATTGTTAAAGCACCACCAGCAGCTACCGCAGCATCAC